GAGTCCATGAAAGCAGGTGTGGCCGCATTGCCAAATGAGAGTTTGATTATCATGGCAGCAGTGCTTGACGGAGTTGCGACCACATTTATCAAACCTGATCAACTGCCTGCGGGTGGTGGGCCAGCCGGAGGGATGTCGGACGCAGATCGTCGTGAGAAAGGTAAAGAACTCATGGCGAGCAAAGAATTCCGAGATCCGTTTCATCCGAGGCATAAAGAAGTCAAAGCTCAAGTGGATGAGCTTTACAACCGAAAGTAAGATATCATGGCGTATTAACATTTTGCAATAAAGTGATGGGGCACTGCTAAGGCAGTCCATCTACTAGTGGTTAAGTCCACTCGCCTAGCCGGCGTAACCGGACAGGTCAACGCCCATTTAGTTCTTAGTGAATGGAGTACGTTACCGAAAACACGAATTGTTTTTGGCTAACTAACGAAACCCATTTAAGGAGAACTAAACCATGCCAGCAGATACAATTGATAGAAATCTAATCATTCAGTTCTCGGACATGTTGCATGTTGAATCGCAACAGATCAAGTCCAGGCTGCGTCCTTTCTTCGTGATCAAACCTATGGTCGGCGATCTTTTTGCCTATGACGGACTTGGAAGTGTCGAAGCCCGTGAAGTAAATGGCCGTATCGTCAAAACCGTGTTCGATGATATCGAGCATTTAAGACGCAAGATTCGTAGACGTCGTTTCGTCGTTACATTGCCGATCGATGCTTCTGATGTTCGTGGGTTGCTTTTGGATCCACAAGGTCAGTATGCTTCAGCTTGTATTCGCGCAATGGAACGTCAATTTGATCGTGTCGGTGTGGAAGCTGCTTTTGCAGATGTCGCAACTGGCCGGGATTTCGAAACCACCGTTACGTTTGCTAACGATGGCGGGTCGACCGTTAATGCAACGGCTGGCTTGACGTATGAGAAGTTACTCGAAATCAATCAAAATTTCATGGACAATGAAGTAGGTATGGATATTCCGGAGCCGATGTTGTTTTTGATCGCCGGCGACGAGCATACCGCGCTCATGAAAGAAACCGAACTTACCAGTGGTGATTTTAGCCGACAATTTGTGGTCGATAAAGGCGTGATCGCTACGGCGGCGGGTCTTAATTTGATCGCTTATGGTGGTGCGGTTCAGAATCCTATTTTGTCGGTGAGTGGTGGTACAAGAGATTGTGTCGCTACGACAAGTCGTGGGCTTGCTTACGGTCTTTCGAAAGAAATGACTGTAAAGGTTGAAGATCGACCTGACTTCGTAGAATTGAAACAAGTTCAGATCGTTGGGGAACTTGGTGCGGTTCGAACCGAAGGCAAACTCATGCAGAAAGTTCAAACAACCGATTAATCGAATGGGTTTTGAATTGTAATTTTAACCCACTAAGCTAAAAGGAGAATTTAATCATGGCTGTTGAAGATAAATATATTGATGCATTAGTAGCGGCGGATAAAAAGGTAACATCCGCGTTTATTCACGGTAGTGAGGCTATTATCGGAGTTGCAACGTTCGAAGTTGCAGTGGCTGATGATGATCTTTCGAAGTACCGGATTTTTGCCAATGTTCCGGCAGATTTAATTCCGGTTCGTATCGAGATTTATAACGATGCGATCACTTCAGGTACAGACTATGATCTTGGGTTTTATAAACCCCTGATTGATGGTCAAGGTGGTGGAGTCATTGATGCGGATAAACTGGCCAATACTTTGGACATGTCCTCGGCTGCTGGTCGTGGATCGCCAAAGGACGGGTTGGAGAATCTTAACATCGATGAAATCCGGGAACGTATCTATGAATTAGCAGGGGATACGCTCGCGACCCGAGAATTGGGCTACGATATTGTGTTTACAGCCAATACCGTAGGCAGCGCCGTCGGAACGATTTCGGTGGTTGCGTTTTTCGTGCAAGGTTAATAGAAACGCAATTAGCGCAACTAAAAAGGGCGGAGCAAAAACTCCGCCCTTTTTTATTCAGGGGGTAACATGGCTCTTAGTGCACCTAATTCACCAGTAGATATTGGAAATCTTTCTCTCGACCTATTGAAGCAAGCCCCTGTTGTTCAGTTGGATCCACCTTCAACAACTACGGAACAATTGCTTGCTCGGTGGTATCAGCCTTCAAGACAAGCTGCGCTTCGTGCTCACCCGTGGAACTTCGCATTGAAACGAATTACGATCACCCCCACCGGCACAGCGCCTGTTTTCGGATTTACTCACGCCTATGATCTCCCCAATGATTTTATTAGATTCATCGATATCAAAGATGATGAGGGTTTCGTTAAACGTCCGGGCACGTATGAAATGGAGAATAATCAACTTCTTTTAAACGGAGAAGATAACACTGCCATTAATGTCAGGTACGTTCGGGACTTCACAGAAGTCAATAAGATGGACGCGCTTTTTATAGATTTCTTTGTGTTTACATTGGCTCTTAAAATCGGCCCTAAATTCACAGGTACAGAGGCCAGACTTAAAACTATTGCTGAAATGCAAAGAGAAATTTCTACTGAAGCGCGAGCGATCGATGGACAGGAGCGACCTGCTAAACGTGTTCAAAGATCGAAGTTTATAAAAGCCCGTCAATCTTCTCAGTCAAGAGTTGCTGGCCAATTTACGGTGTTTGAGTAATGGCCAAAAGAGAAGTAACCCTCCAGAATTTCGCAGGGGGTGAATTATCGCCTAGAGTGTATGGGCGTTTTGATCTCCCTATTTATAGGAGCGGGGCTAGGCGGATGGAAAATTTCATCGCCGAAACGCAAGGCCCCGCTCGATTCCGAACCGGCACCCGTTTCGTTCTCCATTCCCGCAGAAATAAAGTTGCGAATTTACTCAGATTTGAATTCAATGATATCCAAGCTTATCTGTTAGAGTTCACAGATGGGTTTCTTCGGTTCTATCGTGATAACGGTATCATCACCGAAGATGAAGTGGCGATCACGGGTATCACACAAGCGAATCCTGGGGTGGTCACTTCTACGGCGCACGGGCTATCTAATGGGGATGAAGTGTTTCTCGAACAAATTTTAGGAATGACAGAGGTAAACGGGAAAACGTTTTTAGTGGCCGGTGCTGCTGCAAACACCTTTCAACTCACAGATATTGACGGGAATAATATTGATACTACGAACTTCACTGCGTATTCAAGCGCGGGAGTTTTCAAAAAGATTTTCGAACTTGCCACGCCTTACACTGAAGCTAACGATCTTTTTCAATTGCAAATTACGCAGAACGCCGACACAGCTTACATCGTCCATCCTTTTTATGAACCCCGTAAATTGACACGAACGGGGCATACAGCATGGACTTTAGTGCTTTTTACTCGAACAGCCGATCCGTTCACAGCCGAAAAAGTCATAACGGGGATTACGAATGCAAATCCTGGAGTTGTTACGTCTGTCGCGCACGGTTTTATTGACGGCCAAAAAGTCATCATAGAAAACGTGGTCGGGATGACCGAAGTAAATTCGGAGGTTTATATAGTCGCCAATAAAACCGCAAATGATTTTCAACTTACGGATATAGATGGGGTCAACGTGGATACGACAGGATTCACGGCGTATGGGAGTGCGGGGACTATTTCCCCCCAGAATTTATTGCCAAGTACAGTGGCATTTCATGAATCGCGATTATTCTATGCTGGCCCCGATGCTGCTCCGGATAAATTTTTTGGGAGTCGATCTCCTGATAATGGAGGCACTACTCGATACGATGATTTTACAAACGGAACTGATGCGGATCATGCAGTTGAATACACTATTGCAGATGCGGAAGTTAATAAGATTCTCACTTTAGTGGGCCTGGATCGTTTGCTTTTCGCGGGAACTTTCGGGTCTGAAATAAAAATTACCGGTGACACAACAGATAAAGCGATTACGCCAACTAGTGTTAGCGTTCGTCCCATCAATCGATTAGGGGTCGCGGATATCCCCGCCATCAACAAAGAGAATATTGTGATCTACGTACAACGTGGGCGCAGGACGATCCGCAGTTTGGAATTCGATGCGCTTTCGGATGCTTTTATTTCAATTGATCGTAATTTGGTCGCAGATCACATCACTGAAGGATTGGTTAAAGCGATGGCTTGGCAATCTGGCCGACCGGATATTCTTTGGAGTGTTAAAGATAGTGGTGAACTTATAGGGCTTACTTTCAAATCACGTGAAGATGTATCTGGATGGCACAGACACAATACAGAGGGCGCGGATAAATTCTTAACGCTTGCTTCGATGCCGCGACCTACGGGATTCGAACAGGTTTGGTTTCAAGTAGAACGTGTGATAAACGGGGTTACACGTAGGTACATTGAATTTTTTGCAGATCAGGCTGTAATTCCGGAACGATTAGATTTTTTCACGGGTGAAAAAAATAAGGTAGTGGATGACGCGGTGTTTCAGAAAGCGATGGCGGAAACACAGAAGGAATACATCCATGTAGATTCGTGTCTGACTTTTGACGGAACGGCGGAGGGTGTTGCGGCTGGTGCTGCGATAACCCCGGCTGCGGTAACAGGGACTTCAGTAATTTTTTCATCAAATGCTGGTGTATTTAAATCGGGGGATGTAGGAAGGGAGATTTGGAAAAAAGCAATTGATGGCGTGGGAGAAGGGCGCGCAGAAATAACAACTGTCACAAATGCCTCGGCTGTAGTTTGTAAAATCCTGGATGATTTTGATAATATTGATGCAATGGCAGCTGGGAATTGGTATTTGACGACAGACACGCTGAGTAATTTGGAGCATTTAGAAGCGAGGACTGTGAAAATTGTGGCGGATGGTGGGGCGCATTCAGATGAAACAGTTTCAGGAGGTTCGATTACGTTAGATTATCAAGCTTCTAAAATCCATGTTGGTCTTGGGTATGTAGGATTCGTACAGCCTATGTCAATTGAAATCGGGGGCATCACAGGGCCTTCTCAAACAAAACCTGTAAATGTTTATAAAGTAGGAATTAAATTTGAGGATTCTTTAGGCGCTGAATTCGGGACGGATATCTACAACCCCGAAGAGATTCCTTTTTCTATGATGCCTTTGGTTGTGGGTTCACCGCAACCGCTATTTACAGGTGTTCAATTTGTTCCGTATGACGATAATTGGGAAAGAGATAAAAATGTGTATATCAGGCAACGTCAACCAGCTCCATGCAATGTGCAATTGTTAGCGATTCATGCAATCAGTGACGATGACTAAAATTAAGATTATTGGGTTTCATCCGGAACATGTTAATTTGATGGATCTTAGACCAGAAGAACACAGCATACTTAAAACGGTCGAAGATGTTAAAGGTCGGATGATCGAAGTGGAAAAGATGTCTGTTCAGGCAGGCACGTTTATGTATGATGGAGTTATTATTTTTGCGGCTGGTTTTTATATTTACTGGCCTGGGGTTGCTGAAGGTTGGAATTTATCGACTACGCATATTGAAAAAGCGCCCATGTTTTTTGCCAGAACTATGAAGAGGTATGTGGAATCAATTGCAGAGACTTTTAAATTACATCGTATTCAAACAACAGCATTTGACGATCCTTTCCATGAGCGGTGGATGGGATGGTTAGGTTTTGAAAAAGAGGGCACAATGAGAAAATTCACACCTGATAAAAAAAATCAATGCATGTACGCGAGGTTATTCTAATGGCCGCGGCGATTCCAATAGCGCTTGCTGTTGTTGGCGGAGGGTTTGGCATTGCGGGAGGATTCGCAGCCGATAAAGCAGCTAAAAAAGAGGCCAATGCTCTTCGTGATGAGGGGATTTTATTAGAACAGGAATCTGTCCAAGAAGGTAAGCGCAGAGGCACAGAGATTCGTAAATTCGCTAAGAGTCAGAAACTCGCTTTTATTTCGAGTGGAGTCGTTTTTTCAGGGTCGCCACTTTTGGTAACCGATGAGACTTTAACTCTCGGGCAAGAAGAAGTTAATTCGATTGTTAGACGAGGCACAGCTCAAAAGAATTTAGCTTTTCAACGCGCAGATATTACTCGGCGACGAGGACGCGCTGAATTAATTAACAGTTTTAGTGCTGCATTTACCAATACGGCAACGGCAACTGCTGGTTCGAGTGTTTTTAGTGGCGGTGGCGGTGGCAGCGGTGGTAGTGGAGGCGGTGCGTAATGGGTAAAGTATCTGAATTCCAAACTAGAAAATTTGCTTCTTCGGCAGTTGGTACTCCTGGAGTGGATTTTAGTGCAGCTCAGGCACTTCAAGCGACAGGTCAAGGTTTGCAAAGGGTAGCTAACGAAGTTAGTAAAGTGCAGCAGAAACGTAAAGAGGTTAAAGATACAGCTTTGGCGAATCGTAATGTCACCGAATTCAGTTCCAATATAACACGTGAATTCGAGGCGCATAAAGTCAGGCAATCTGATTTTCGAGGGGAACCTCAAGACCGAGCGCAGGAGTGGGAAAAATTCAGTCGCAACATTTTTGATAATCAAGCTAAGTTAATTCCCACTGAGGAAGCGCGATTACTTTTCCAACAGCAGGGCGAGATTATTCTTCGTAGATCGATAGTGGATGAAGTCAAAGAGGCCAGCGCTAATCAAATCAACTTGGCTTTTGATGATGGGGTTGCCACTGTCAATAATATGGCCGTGGAAGCGTCTGAAATTGGGCAGAGTCTTACGATGGATTTCAATGTCAAAACCAGAAAGTTTAATGAATTGATGGCACAACTTCCGGGGGTATCGGCTACTTTCGAACCTTTATTAGATACTGAACGTCGATCCAAATTCAATGAAGAATCCCCTGAAATGATGGTCAATGGAATGTTATCCGGATTGATCGAAACCTCTCCGCAAGAAGCGGTTGTGTTCTTACAGAGGGATGATGTGAAGAAAATTCTAGGTGTTGAGAAACATGCGAGTCAGTCTAAGGACGCCGTTAAACGCGTCGTGGATTTTAAGAATGTCATAAAAGAGAAACAATTTTTAGCAGTAGCCGCTGAGAATTCTGATTTATTTGGTAGGGTTTTATCTGGTGGTGGCAGTCTGGCTGAGATTGACAATCTAGAAAATCCCATAGCTCGTAAAATCATGCGTAGCGCTTGGCTGGAGAATAACCCCATAAGTGCTGCGGAATTGCTGGGGAGAGAAGCTGGGATGTTGAAGAAATTTGAAAGTTTTTTCAAGACCGATTTTTTAGGAAACATTACGAATGATCTTAAGAAAGATACCTCCCCCGAAAATATTCTGGATTACCAGTTGGATGTGATGAAGAGTTTCGAGGATGGAATCGTCACCAAGGAACGTCTTATTGCGTCGGCTAAAAAGTTCCCAGATCTCTTAGTTCAAGCTCTTCAAAATAAGAATAAAAAGAATCCGCTGATGGACGCAGTTGTAACAGGACTTAATGTATTTAGGGGAGTGGCTGGGGGCCCCACTTCAGTAGCAGGAGTGGTTACGGCGGGCGGAGCCGAAGTTGATGAACCTCTTGACGAAGAATCTCAATTACGAAAGACTGAAATGACGAATATTTATTTAGATCGACTAGACCAATTAGAGGATTTAGAGAACCTGGATTCAGTATTAGAAGCTATCGGTTTGACAGTTCGCCAATTCCAAATAAAGACAAATGTTAATCGATCGCGATATGAGTTGGATCAAACGGTGGAAACAGCTTCCGGTTTGCAAAAAGTTGTGGGATATGATGTGGATGGCGAACCCTTAGTAGAGCCGGTGATTAAATAATGGCACAAAGACTAAGTGAAGTTTTAGCTGTTCAAGCACCCTCAGCGGATGTGACTCAGCCGCAAGAAATACAGTCTGTCGCCCGTTTAGGAGATGTTGTTAGCACAGAGCCGCATCGTGTCACGGAATTCCCTGAGCGTGAATTAATGATTGAAGTGCCTGAGGGGATTAAAAAAGAAGTCGCTGCTGAAGGAATCGATCCGGGCGTTGCTTTCAGAGAGGGCTTAGAATCTAAAGGAGAAATAGGATTCTTTGAACAATGGCGTCGGCAAGATATATCCGAGATGATTCCGTTTAATCCTGAAGCGGCAGTCAAAGCTACGGGAGTTCTCCTGTCCATTAATCGTCTCAAAGGAGACGATGCAGACCCCAATAAGGCTCGACCGGATAATGATCCTCAAAGAATCGAAGATTTCGATCGGGTACGAAATTTCCTAATGACGGCGGAGGAAGAACGAATTCGTGGGTTCAGTACAGGCGGAAATGTAGCTCGGGGTATTGCTATGTTGCCTGGTTTTGCGATCGAGTTTATGTCTACTGGTGGAGCGGCCACTATGGCGAAATTAGGGGTTCGTAAAGTAATCCAATCCTCCATGCGTCAAATCGTAAAAAGTGGATCTCTTAAATTCGCTGCTCGAACTTCGGGAGCGCTTGCAGGGGCCTCAGCGCGAACTGCGCTTATGCCGCATCGTGTCATAGGGGATTTCGCCGAAAGACAAATCACGGCCAATTTAGAGTTGACAGATGATGGGATCAGCATCGCCAAAAAGGCTACTCAAACCCCAATGATTTCAGGGGTTTCTGCTTTTGGGAGTGTCTTAATTGAGAATTTTAGTGAAGTGACAGGAACCTTTTTGAATAAAGCTGGGAAAGCTGTTGGGAAGAACATAAGTTCCAGATTTACGAATATACCCTTACCGTCCGCGCTTATAAATGGATTAATCAAAGTCTTTAGAAAATTGCGTCCGGATAAAAATATTCGGGGACTTTTCACTAAAGCTGGTTTCAATGGGATCCTTGAAGAAATGGGGGAAGAGCGTGTCGGTAATTTCTTGAGGGCACTTACAGGTATTGAAAGTTTTGATGCAGATAATCCACACAGCGTGATGGATCGTGTTATCTCGTCCATTCCTAATTCGGAAGAGTTGTTGGTCGAAGGTTTAGTTTTCTCTTTTCCCGCGACTCTTCAGCTGACGGCAAGTGGGGGGATCAAACTCATTCAGAAACGTAAAAAAGACGGCAAGGTAAAAGAGCCTAAACTGAATGAACTCACTGACGAACAGATTGATATGATTCTGCGGGAAAAGGGGGATGAAGAGGGAGCCGAAGAGATCATAGTCCCTGAGGAAATCAAGAAAGAGGTTCGCGAAGAGGAAAGAGCGAAGGCCGAGAAAGCTCAAAAGAAAGCTGTTACAGGAGCTCGAAAAGAAGAGCGTGATAAGCAACTTGAGCTCGCTGAAAATCGTTTGCTAAAACAACAACAAAGACAAGGGGTTATTGCTAAGAAGCTGGCCGAGACAAGCCGTAATGCCAATGAGTTTTTTGAGGGAATATTAGGGGTGCTTACAACCAGATTGGCGGGCATTAATCCCAAATTGAAATTCAAACTTCGTAGATTTGAGTTCGATTTAAAACGTAGGATCCAGAACGATGAAAATGCTGTGGTTCCCTACATGACTAAATACAATGCGATGACCCAGACTGACAGGGATAATTTAGATTTCGGCCTGAAGAATGGGGATATGGTGGTGATAGATCCTATTTTAGATAAGAATGACATGCAGGGGGAGTTTAAAGAAGTTCGCGAAATGTTAGATGGGATGTATAAACGGGTACGTTCAGTGGGTCTGGACGTAGAATATCTTGAGAATTTCCATCCCCGTTCGGTGAAAGATGTAGAAGGGTTGTTGGAATTTTTTCGCGGAACTCCTGTGTGGGTTCAACTTGAAGCAGCCATTCGTAAAAAAGATAACGCTACGGGCAGCTATATGTCGCGAGAAGAAAGAGTGATGGCTATTAATTCACTTCTCCGGGGTGTTAAAAATCCGATCCTTCAGTTAGAGAATCCCAATGCTTTGAAAGATCGAAAGATTGATCATATTACGCCGGAGATTGATAAGTTTTATTACGAGGCAAAAGATTCTCTGCTCCAATACATTTACACAGTTAATAATTTTATAGAGACGAGTCGGTTTTTTGGGAGAGTTCGAGAATCGAGTGAAGTGGAACCTACAAGACTAGAAGAGGAAGCCACCGGGGCATTGCAAGCAGAATCTAAAGGACTGCAAGCCAAAGACTTCGGGGAATTCAAACTCGAAGATAGTATCGGGGCTCTTGTGGCGGATTTAACGGCGTCGGGGGATATATCCTTTGAGCAAGCAAAAGAAGTGAGCGAGATTTTTCGTGCACGTTTTACACAGCGCGGAACGACCGGGATTATTACAACACTTAAAAATATTTCTTATATTGATATTCTTGGCTCGCCTATCAACGCCATCACACAAACTGGAGATATGGCACTGGCTGGGTATAAGAGTGGGAGCTTGAATGTTCTAAGATCTTTTTTCGAAACTGAACGGCTTACTAAAGAGGACATAGGCGTTGGAGAAATCTCAATTGAATTTTCAGGGGGGAGTGCATCACATAAAGCTGTCAAAGCTGTTTTCAATGCTAACGGATTTACGTTTATGGACACGTTGGGTAAAGAGGCGCTTATCAATTCTTCGTATCTGAAGTACAAAGACGCGGTGGTATCCAAAGAAGCGGAAACCCGTAGAGACTTCCTACCTATTTTCGGAGAAGAAACAGATTCAGTTATCGAAGATCTTAAAAATGACCGAGTAAGTGAGAATGTACGTTTTCTGTTATTTTCTGATCTCTCAGACATGCAACCGATTTCCCTTTCTGAAATGCCGGAGAAGTACAATACCGGCGGGAATGGCAGAATTTTCTACATGCTTAAGAGTTTCACCATTCGTACTCTAAATACGGTGCGGGAAGATGTATTTCAGAAGATGAAAACAAATCCCAAACAGGCTATGAAAAATCTTATGGGTTTGAGCGTTGCCTTAACACTTTCCGGGGCTGGGCCGGATCTAGTAAAAGATTTCATTTTAGGAAGGCCTATTAATCCGACGGATATTCTGGTCGATAACATTTTAAAGATAGTCGGCTTTAGTAAATTTCTTGGGGGGCAGGTATTAAAAAGTGGGGTTACAAGAGCCGCGGAAGAGATTGTATTCCCACCATTGAGAGTTTTAGATTCGGTTTTCAAAGATGGCTACAATGCGGTTATGAAAGGGGCTATCTATCCTCAACAATGGGAGTCAGTTAGGAGTATTCCAGTAGGCGGAGAACTTTATTATTGGTGGTTTGGGAAGGGTGTAGAAAAGAAATCCAAGGGTAAAAAGCGCAGTCTTTCTAAGCCAATATAACCAGGAGGCAGTATGACGGTTGCAAATACAACTCGAAAAATTCAAGCAGATGGTGATGGCGCTCAGACAGCTTTCACTTTCCCTTTCAAGATTTTTTCAGAGACGGATCTGGAGATCTCTAAGGTCACAAAAGCTACGGGGGCAACCTCTCTTCAGGTAATCACTACGGATTACACAGTCGTTATCGATCCCGTAAATGAAGGCGGTACGGTTACTTACGTCGTCGCGCCTACTGCTCTTGAAGCGTCTCTCATTGTTCGAGAAATAGCTGTCACGCAACCGACAAATATCCCCAGCGTCGGTAATCTTCGCGAAGAACAACTGGAAAATGAATATGATCGATCGCGTATGATTGATCAGCAATTGCAGGAACAGATTGATCGTTGCATACAGGTGGCAATCACTGAAACTGCAGCCCCTGGTTTTCCTGTGGCGGCGGCGGATAAAATTATTGGTTGGGATAGTACGGGAACTAATCTTATCAATGTGGATCAAGATGTCACAGTTACAGACGCCGATTACGCTGCCTCTATTACTTTTGGTTTAGATGCGGCCAAGGCCGCAGCTCCTGTTCTGGGGGATATTTTCTACGCAACTGATACGGAAAGAGAATATTTTTGTTGGGTGGCGGGTACGTGGTCAACTAGAAGAGTGTATGAGGGGCAAGTAAATTGGGCTCAAGGGGCTGACATAGCCTCGGCAACCACCACGGATATCGGGGCCGCAACCGGTAATTTCATTGATGTTACAGGTACGGTGACAATTACGGGCCTCGGAACCGTTCAAGCCGGCACTCTTAGATTGGTCACATTCACAGGAATATTGATCCTTACCCATAACGCCACTTCATTAATTTTGCCGGGGGCGGCAAATATCACCACGGCAGCGGGTGATACGGCGATTTTTGTATCGTTAGGCTCCGGAAATTGGCGAGCGATTAGTTTTTCAAAAGCTGCTGGGACTCCAATAGTTGCGGGGGCTGTGCCTGATGGCAGCGTTGTCCAAGTTGTCAATACTCAAGATGGTGCTGTTGCAACGGGTACTACGACACTACCTAACGACGATACCATTCCTCAGAATACCGAGGGCGATGAATATATGACTTTAGCCATCACACCCGCTTCGACAACTAATAAACTTCTGATAACGGTTACTATTGTTTTGAACCATTCTGCTGTTGAACAACTTGCAGCAGCACTTTTTCAAGATACGACAGTGAATGCATTGAAGGCAGTTCAGGGAAGTGCCCAGGCCACAGATAAACTCGCAGTTCTTACATTCTCACATTTCATGACTGCAGGTACAGTTGCAGCCACCACTTTTAAAGTGAGAGCCGGATCGAGTGTTGCTGGAACGACAACTTTTAATGGAGATGGTACGAGACTTTATGGCGGAGTGATGGGCTCAAGCATCACGATTACAGAGATCCAAGCATCGTAAATGCAGTATAAAATAAAAGGAGTTTTATTATGAGCGGTGAAGAAAAAGATTTCATGACCCCTGAGGAACGTGATTTAGAAGAAAGACGGCAACGAACTCTCGGAGCTTATCAAGAACAGATTTCAGGTTTTAAAAAAGAAATCGACGCTCTGGAGGTAGAGAAAAAAATTCTGCAAGAAGAGATTGATAAAAAAATCCAAACAGGGTCGGAGTATATCGCAGCTAAACTTGAAGATATGACTCAAGAACAGCGGGATCTTCAAGCGGCCAACAAAGAACTTAAAGCCGAAGCAGAACAATTAGCAGAGGCTATTAAGGAGCGTACTGCGACTCGCGATGGGATCCAAACAAGATTTGATAAGGTTCGCGATCAGTTAGTGAAGCAAGAAGAGGAACTCAAACAGCAAGAAGGGGCTCTAGTTGAGCGAGAACAGGATCTTAAAAAAGCACGTGAAGCGTATATTCTTTCCCATGAAGCCTTAGCTGAAGAGAAAGAGAAATTTTCTCAGGAACGAGAAGTTATTCAAGATACATACAATAAAAATTTCGAAGAGCAGGAGAAAAAGACAGAAGCGTTGGCTGCGGAACGGGCAACATTAGAGACTGCTAAATCTTCGGTTCTTTCGCAAAGGGAAGCTCTTGAGGATAGGTTGCCCGAACTTGAACGTTTGAAATCCGAAATCAAAGTCCAACAAGAGGAAGTGGATGCTTTCAACAAGGGCATGGAAGAACTTGTCAAAGAGAAAGCGCTTCTTAAAGATTGGCATTCGAAACTCAAAGACAATGAGAATCAAATGAACATCATGCATGAAGCCGTGGCCAAAAGACGAGTTGATCTTAGGCATCGCGAGAATGCAATGCGGGAAGCAGAACAAAATTTAGCAACTAGAATCAAAGAGTCTCAACCTAGCACTTAAAATAAAGGAGTCTGATCATGGCCGAAGTTATCGCCGGAGTTAAAATTGATGTTATCCAACTTGGAACACATATTGATGGCATAGGAGCTATTGTCGTCAATGCGACAGCGGTTGCCCGCAGTGTTTCTTTTCTTATGCCCCGCGATGCTGTTTTCGGAGTGCGTTTGAAGTTCTCTTCGGGTGGCTCAGTGGATGTGAAGGTCGAACTCGAACAGGGATCTGTGCGTCTGGATGATCGTGCTGCAGACACCACAAAATACGCAGTAGCTGAAAATAGTTCAGGAACGACTCAGGGGCTTATCCGTTCAGGCATCACGGATGAGCTTTCTCACACCATTCAATTCGCTCCTGTCTATTCGCCTTTTGCGCGGATACTTTTAACAGGACAAGGTGCTAACGCAGCTGATACGCAGTTAGATGAATTCGAATTGATTTATGTGAAAGGGCAATAACGTGAAGAAACCGATATTGGCAGTACTTCTTATTTGCGCGATGTTCCTACTCCAAGGATACCGTTGGGGTGGGTATGATCGTGGAAGTGATGATGCTGTCAATATCGGTACGGACACAACCCTTTTCGGAAATAATCTCTCAGTTCTAGATACGGATGTCCAAGCAGCTTTGGATACTCTGGATGATATCTCCATCGGAGCGATGCTTGTGTTGGATCTGGGCGATAATGCTTCAAATGAGTCTTTAGATTTGAACAAAATCGCCACCACAGGCGATACTAACAGTGTGTTCACCGAACCATCCGCGGACAAGCTCCTGATCGACCTGGGGCAAAATTGGCCCACTGCGGACGTAGCCAATTCAGGGGACTCAGCTACAGCCTTCTTTTCCTCTGGAACTGTTGAAGCTGCTCGACTTCCAGACGCAGAAGGACTCAATACCTCATTGACTGCCGGATCTGTTGTATTCTCAGATGGCAGCAACCTTGCCCAAGACAATACCAATTTCTTTTGGGATGACGCTAATGATGTTTTGACATTAGGAGGCGTTACTTCTGTAGCTGGAGTTCGTTTGTTGCTCCCTATGGAGAATGATGCTGTGACACCCACCTTCGCTTTCGGTGATGGCAATACGGGATTTTACGAAAGTGATGACAATACTATAGCTGTGGCAACCGCTGGACTCGTACGCTTTTCTTTTTTGACGAATAGAATTGACTCAGCGGCTACGGGTGGTTTTGGTATTTCCTATGTGGCAGCCAGCGCTACTGCCCCGACATTCCGACCCGACAAGATGGATCTGGACACAGGATTAGGGCAAGCGGCTGAAGATCAATTGTCTTTAATCGCCGGAGGAATTGAAGGGATTCGTATCACAGAATCGGGATCCGTTATTTCTGAATACAGATTCTTTGGTCTTGATTGTTCAGGAAATGCAAATGGTGGTGCAATCACAGCAGATGCTTCGGGGATTCTCTCTTGCACTGATGATGAGTCTGGAGGGCTTCCGGTGGTGGATACGACTTCAATTGCCGAAGGTTCAGCAGATGCGACTAAGGAAGTTAGATTTGAGGTAGATGGATTGACTACTGGCACCGTCAGGGTCTTGACTGTGCCAGACTTTGATTTAACGATTGCGGGAACAGCAGCGCCTACATTCACGACAAGCATTACGGTTACGGGCGGTGGAGTTTTAGATGCTGATGGAATGGATCTCGACACCGGAAACGATTATGAAATTAATGGAACAGCGGTCTTGGATGCCACAACTCTTGGAGCGGCTGTTGTCAATTCATCGCTTACTTCAGTCGGCGCTTTAGCATCCGGATCAATCGCAGCGGGTTTTGGAGCAATTGATAACGGAACTTCGAATATTACGAGCGGTGGTCTCTGGCGCATCGATGTTGACGGAACTGCGATCAATGCTGTTGGCTCTTTGAACTTTGGAGCAACCGCAACAGACTCAGCCATTTATTGGAACGGAACGAATCTTGAAATCGACACAACTTCAGCAATCGATTTCTCAATAAGTGGAACGCCCGAAGTGACCATTGATAGCGGCGGAATCAATCTGATCACAGGAGATGCTTACGAGATTAATGGAACCTCAGTTTTAAATGCCACAACTCTTGGTACAGCCGTTGTCGCCTCGTCGCTTACAAGCGTTGGAACTTTAACGGGTGGAGATGCAGACGCTGTGATTACTAGACCAGTTGTACTCAAATGGCAAACTGAAGCTGGAACCCAAGGAACCGGAAATAGCGCAACTTGTTTTACAATTCCCATAGAACTTAATGGGATGGATCTTGTAAGTGTTGGGGGTCACGTTTACACGAACTCTTCTAGTGGAACACCTACGTATCAAATTAGAAACCAAACCGATACCGCAGACATGCTTTCCACGACCTTGACAATCGATGCAAATGAACCCGATTCTTCCACCGCTGCAACCGCAGCCGTCATTGACGGAACGAATGATGATGTTGTGACGGGTGATGAAATCTGTGTTGATAAAGACGTCGCAGGGACGGGGGAGGCTGGGGATGAGATCCGTCTCGGTTTTAGTACTCCTTAGTCTTTTATTCCTACCCATAGCGCCTAGTCCTTCGGCTTATGCCGGAGATACCACAGGTCTTGTAGCTGAGTATTTCCTTGATGAAGAGAGTGGAACTCGTGTAGATGAGACTGCCAATAACAATGACTTAACAGATAACAATACAGTCTTGTTTGCTTCGGGTCAGTTTGGTAACGCTGCTGATTTTGAACTTGCCAATTCAGAATATTTGAGCATAACGGATGCTGCTCAAACTGGTCTTGATATAACTGGCGATCACACTATGGGGTGCTGGTGGAATCCAGAAACGATCACAGGCTCCAAGTGGTTAATCAATAAAATCGGTTCGTCTGATTTTAACGGTTACGGAATATTTATGCCTTCCACTGGAGATATTAGCGTACGAATCCAGGCTGCAACAGCTTCATCAATTAAGGGTTCGGCCATATTTGCCGTTTCAACTTGGGATCACGTAGTCTATACTTTTGATGATAGTGATAATGAACTTGAAGTGTTCGATCAAGGAACAAGTTGCTGCACAGCCGGAAATTCAGCCACTCTAACAAATAATGCAAATAACTTTGAGATTGGAAGGCTTGGGGATAATTCAGATTTCTATGATGGTTTAGCTGATGAATGTTTTGTTTTTAGTCGAGAATTGACTGGAGCAGAAATCACCGATATTGCGGACAATGGACTAGCTGCTTTCGTATCCCCACCATTTCCTCCTAGAGCAATTCTTATGAATGTTTCAGTGGGATTCTCTAATCTTCTCATGAACAAATTGTATTATTATAATCTCGTTTACGAATATCGAAAGAAAATGATGAAACGCGGGGATAATTTAGTGCCTTCTATTCCTGCGTGGATGAGAATTTTTGAAGTTCCGGAAGCGCTGGCCGAAATCAGCGCTGCGGTGACAACCGCCGTGACAACAGAGTGGGATAAGAAGAAACAAGTTGCCACTCAGCCCGACGGAAAATATCAACAAGTTCTGAAACACGTTATTGATGAGGTCACATACGAGACTCATGTTTATGATGGGCCTCAGGGGGTTGGCTATATTCAGATTGCCTGTAAGATGGATGCAGGTAAGGAAATGTGCAAAGAACGTGAGTTCGGCCCAGAGAATAGGAATCTCAATATCAATTGGAAAGAAAAGAAAAGGATAGGGGCATAATGATCGAGATGGAACCTTGGCATTTAATCGCGATGATAATCAGCATCATCACTCTCTTGGGAACGATTGAGTGGAGAGGATCCTCAAAGAGAGCGCAGATTTATATTCGCCTCGATGCCACTAAGAAACTTCTCCGAGAAGAACTCGTTCGCAAAGATGTGAACCAAGCCAATATGAAACACCAAGACGATCAGATCACCGAACTTAAAAAAGAACTCGACATCATAAAAACCCAAACTGCGCTTTTACCTGGTTTGCAACATCACATTCAAATGATAATGGCGAAGTTGGAAATAAATGCCCGATGATGTATATTGGAAGCATAAATACGATCAATTGCTTCACGTAACGATCGACACGTTACTGATTATGCGAATGAGAAAAATGTACTTAATAAGTCCTGAGGAATATAACAAAGAGTACGCGGAACTCAGTGCGAAAATGGATGAAATAGTTCTACAAACCCAACAGGAAAAAGGAGATTAACATGGACACTTTTTTGCAAACTATTTTCAATCTCGGTTCTGCGATCTTTACGGTGATGTTGCCTATTATCGGAGCGCTTGCAGGTAAATTACTTCACCGTTGGATCGCTGCTTCCAATACACAAATGGATGATCGCGCTGCGGCTGTTATTGTGGCTTGGGTGGAAGATCAGTACAAAGGTGGTAAGGGCGAAATTAAACGCGACGCTGCCACTAAAAAGTTGGTTGAATGGTCGAAGGGCCGTTTGAAAAAAGAAGATGCTGAAGGGCTTGTCCGCGCTGCATTTCAGGCGGGCTCGAACGCAGGTGGCCCACTAAAAAAAGGCTAATCTCCACTGGCTATCGTGCCGTTAAGATCGGTGGAGTTATCGCACGGCATACTTCATTAACTACGGGTTTTGACAACGATTTCAAAGAACGAGTCAAATGGGGTCTTAAGTTTAGGATCCCCTTCTAAACAGGAGGATATGATGAATTTTAACAAAAAATTTCTAGCTCTTTTAATGGGCTTGTTTTTGGTTTCAAGCTCTGCTTATGCGACGCTGGATTTTCGCGATTCAGGCACTAAAGTGGGGCCATTCCATAAGGTCAATTTTAATTCGGGTTGTACAGTCACGGCAAATGGTGGAGAAGCTGTAATCAATTGTGTTACGGCTGCGATCACGGGGGGTACGATCGACGGAGCTGTTATCGGAGGCGTTACGCCGGCAGCAGGTACGTTTACCACACTTATCGCGACTGCCGGAACGATTGATGGCAACATCATAGGCGGCACTACGGCAGTAGCTGGTACTTTCACCACACTTACCGGAACAGATATTATCTCAACACACTACCTGCAACTCTACGTAACGACTTCTGCTTTTCGTCCCGCATCAGGAGCTACAGCGGGCAGCATGTTGGCGTTAAGTAATGCAAATGGTGTGAATGATTGCGGTAACGCAGGTGGTGGATCCACATTTAACGTTTGTGTTTCTGACGGAACCAATTGGCTTGATCTAGACGTTGGTTAATGTTCAATAAATTTGCACTGCTTTTGCTTTTTTCCAACTTGGTCTTATTCGTCCCCTCCTGGGGGCGGATAGACCAAGGGGAAATTTTCGGATTCTGTTCCTACATTGCAATTCTCATCAGTTCCTTCTTCGTAGCATCTCAAAAAAAAATCGATACAAGAGCAATTGGAATCTTGGCTGTGATTGCCTTGGTGTCTTATTTTTTTAATTTCAATGACATCGTTACACGTTATGGATTCTTACAATACCTAGCCATTCTTTTGGCATTGATTGTCTTATCCAAACGACTGACATTAGATGAATTCGACATTTCAACTTTGGCCTCTCTTTATTTTCTTCTTACACATATAGTTCTGATGGCACAATACGTCGAACCTAAAGCACTGCACATTTTCAATACTGCAGAGGTAAGCGGCTTCACACAAATCCCTTGGGCGCTGGGGACTGTGACGGTATTGCTGTTGCCCTTCATACTGAGGATCCACTGGAGTTTTATATTGCTCGCGATCCTACCTCTTTATGCCTCGAAATCAGTAATTTGTTGTGGGATTGCAGCGTTAATTTTTCTAATAATGATGTGGCAGGTTCATCGAAAAATCGCGATCGCGCTGTTGTTGACCGGGTTCTTTACAACGGCTGGGTTACTCATAAAAGATTTCGAAATTGACCGACAACCGGATCATTTGACTCTTAATGTGGCCGGGCATCGTTTTGCAGTTGACTCAATGCGTTTTGAAGTCTGGAAACGAAGCGCTCCCTATCAAGAAAATCTATGGGTCGGGGAAGGTTTAGGATCCTGGGCGCACAAAGGATTTGTTAATCGCAACGGCAGCACGTATTACCACTGGCGCTGGGCGCACAATGAAGTGTACCAATATTATTTTGAGCAGGGAATTGTGGGGGCGGTGGCGTTACTGCTTTGGCTCGGGTATCTTTTTAAGCGATCGGATCTGACATGTCGATTAGTTTTGATATCTTTGTTTTTGACGAGCATGGTGCATCCGACTTTCCATTATCAAAGGACTGCCTTCTTAGCGTTCTTCCTTCTTGCCTTCGTGTACTCTAAGACAGGAACGAAAGATCTTGCAACACAAAATCATCACTAGATGAAAGAACCAAGCAATATACTTTAGGCTGCCACTTCACTCTGCCCTTTTTAAGTTTTCTCCAGCCATGAATTTCAATTTCGTTTCCCGATCGGAGCCATGCTTTAGCGGCGGGGAGCTTACTTATCTTTTTAACTCGCTCTGAAACATTGGATCCCGTTGTGGTTTGTACCGCGAGAAGATGGCCATAACCAATCCCCACGATATCAATGAATCCAAAGAGATCCTTCCGACGTTTAGCAAAGGGGTTCCAATGCTCGGACACATCGGCGATGTAGCTACGGTCACGAAGATATTTTAATGATCGTTGTGTGGGCGATCGCATACTAAGGAGTCACATACCCTTCTTAATTCAGTTATGTAATCGAAAGTTTTGGCGTAGCTGCCTTTGACCATAATTAAATCGCTGGAGTTACTGACAGCAATTGCTGTTTCATATTCGTGAGCCGCATCGCGCTCTACGAAACAAATAATCTGATGAACCGGAATACATATTTTTCTTCCTGTACTTGCGTTTGTAAATTCAGCCAATATGATTTTCATTTCATGTACCTCGTTCCCGACCAGATTTCGGCCTTTATGGGAAGCCCCTCCGCCCACGGCGGAAGAGATTCCATGATTGCTTGAAAACATAACTTGCCTGCACCAGTACTCTCCGCCAAAATTTCATCGTGGATGGAGAGCAGAACTTCGTAACCATAATCCTCTGCTTTTAGAAGTGCAAAGGCGATTAGATCACGTGCAACAGCCTGTGTAATATTCTCAGCTATCTTCCCACCATAAGTGGATACTCGCTCCCATTTTTTCGTCTTAGCATTGATGGTTCTGTAGGTAAGCGCGATTTTATCTTCGCCCCAAGGAGTCAAAACATTTTGGAGTCTTGGACGGAAGTACGCGAGCACTCTGCCGGAGGGGAGTTTACAAAACAGAAATCCTTGAGTGACGCCCCATGTGATCATTCCTTTTTTGACGACACGCTTGGTTCGAACCGCCTCTATGGCTGCAGCTTCCTGATCCCACCAGAATCGACACACCGCGTAATATTTACTTCGGTATGCTTTTATAACTCTCTCTGCCAGACTTTTTTCTATGACCAAATCGCCATAAGTTTTGCAGGTTTCAATAAATTTCTCCCATCCCATGCCGTACCCGCACCCGAGTATTCCGCGTTTGCCGAGCTCTCGCTGTGCTTTATCGATGCCCTCACGTTCGTAAATGGTTTTTGCGAGGTCAACATAGATGTCTTTATTTTGTCTGAAGAGTTCAACTCCTTTGTGATCACCGGCCAGCCACAGCAACACACGCGCTTCTATGGCATTGTAGTCACCACCGTAGAGCGTTTTGCCAGGAGTGGCTACAAACACCCCGCGCAGGATCTGGCTTAGGGTTTCCATGACGTTGGGGTAGCATAACTGAAAGCCCTCCAGATCTCTCTTCTTTAGGATCCTAATACACTGTTCAGCGTCCCCGTCATAGCGCTTAGGGAAGTTCTGAGGCTGCACCCCTTGACCCGCCCAGCGCCCTGTAGAGGCCCCGTGGTAGACAAGGAGGTTACGCAGCCTCCCATCTGAGCATAAAGCCTCTAAAATAGTGCTGTATTTGGCCGTACTGGTTCGGCCTATGTCTTGCCTTATTTGCAGCACTTCACGCACCTGAGGGGGCAAATCGTCCGATTTTAGGGCATCTGCTAGGGGTTCCTTGGCAATGGACTTAAGGGACACTTTCTGAGTATTGATCCAATCGGTCATCTTAGCTATCTCAGAAGCTTTTTTAACTGCTCCACGCGTCAGTATAGTAAGCTTTTTGTTGAGTCGATCGACATATTCAGAGCTTAATCCCACCGCTGCTTCCACCAAATCGCGATCGATGTGGACTCCGCGAAGATTCATTTTCTGATCTAGTTGCCAGATCTCACGTTCAGAATCCGATAACTCACGAAGTTTCAAATAAAGTTCCCGCCCCGCATGGATATCATCCAAACAATATTCGAATAGAGTTTTGAAATCTTCAGGTTTGGTATCCCATTTTGTCTGGCCGATCTTTGGTTTGCAGAGTTTCAGCATCATGCGATGACCGGCTTCGTTTTTTTGTTTGTCGAGCCCCATTACGAAGCCAGCATCTTTAAGACTACGCGGTAAAGCTAAAGCCGCTGCCATCGCAGCGGAACAAGTCCAATTTTCTTCGGGGATATCTGGCCATCCATGATCTTTCACCATGACATTTCGCCAGATAGCTTTTTCGAACAGAACATTGTGCGCAATAAAATTCTGAGATTGAGGATTGGAGAAAACTTCAGGCATCTCTTCTCCGGGGATCCAGAGTTGCGGGGGTTCATTCTCAACGCAATAGCCCAAGCACAAAACTTCAGTTGAGGGATCCTCGCCGTAACGCCAAGCCCCGGTCTTTTTGAGGTTGGCGTTACTGCGAGTTTCAAAGTCAATGACTATCAACCGAAGATTTCCTCATCGACTTCAGCGTTTGCACCGGATCCTTCTCCGCCCAGATCTTCAAGGGCATCGAAATCTTCTTCCGGCTTAGAAACAGCGCCACCTAATGGTTCGCCATCAGCGACTTTCTGAAGGCTGATTAAACCAAAGCTGACACCACTTTTTCCCATCTTCGACCACGTGAAAGCATTCACTTTCGCTACCGCATAACAGCCGGCATAGAAATCTTCCGGGTCAATGATGCGTTGAAGCTTGCCATCCACTATAGCTGGACGACGTTTCGTGGATGCATTGACAAAGATGACCCCTTGGCCGTAGCCTTCGAGATCTTCTTTTTCAGCACCATCACGCAATGGGCCCTTCAACGGTTTTGGAATTTTATCTCCCCATTTTTCCCGTGCAGCTGTGGCAAGGAGGGCTTTAAACTCCGTCCACATTTTCTGCTGTTTGGGATCCTTACCAATTGCGTCCACATCAAAGAGCATACTCAGCGAAAATTTCTTCGGTTGCCCGTCGAAAGCTGAGTGCGCCTCAAAAATGTGGGGGAAACTTACTCTGAACTTCGGTGTGATCAATGTTTTCATTTTATTGTTCTCCTTTGTTTTAGTCGGTTTAGGTTAAAGCGTCGAAGTCGGTTTCAACGGACGGTTGCACTTCTTCGCGTGGATCATGCTCCGGAGCCAGAGTGTTTCCTGTCTCGGGTTTATGAAACAAATCTTCGATCAAGTGCTTGTCCTTTTTACCGAGTTCTTTTTCGATCTTCGCCGGTGTTTTCAGTTTCCGTTCGAAGATTCTTTCCTCTGGCAAAAAATTCCCAAGAGCGTCCACAGTTTCATCATCTGATATCCAGAATTTTATTGCGCACAATGTTCTGTTCGAAAAAGCTATC